CTATAAATTAAATGAAATAAGCTCTAAAGTTAGAATTTTTGCTCTTTTTGATTTAGTAAATGTTGGGCGACTACTCTTTGATACGTAGAAAGTGACTGGTGCATAGACACAATCGTTTACTTCACGTAATCCAAGTGTTAATATTTTATTTTTATGCGGATGGCTAAAAGCTATGTCTAGTTTCATAGATGAACCAAACTTATCTGCTTCAGACACATATATCACTGAATCATTGTATCCCTCTAAAAATATTTCTAGAATAAATTCAAATAGCTCTACTCGATCTTTTATAGTACCAAAATTGCTGTGCCTTTGCAGATGTTTATATGTAATAACTTCATCATTCAATTTTTGACAAATTATTCTAGGTGAATCCTTATAAATTTTGTGTAAACCCAATAAATGTGGGAGTTGTAAGATGTCAAATTTTACATAAAAACAGTCCAGTTTAACAAATGGCGTTGTTATAACAGCCATTTTGCCATCAAGATTTGATAAAAATAAGTTGTATGTTTTCTGCAAATCTTTAGGCATTTTTACAACTCCTCTATAATTTTAGACATAAAAAAAAAGAGTGCAAATCATGGATACCGTCCCATGCTGACCAACGCTAGGTTAACCCACCTGCTGGGGAACGTGGGTGCACTCAATTCCCACTTTGCTTGTAAATAATGATCTAAAGCTAGACTAGAAAACGAGGTAATGATATCCTTTCCTCACACTTAATATAACATCTAAATGTATCGTATGCAATAAAAATATCTCATGAAATTATTTAAAATACAGCATAAAAACAAGTTTAAGAAGATTTTTTCACTTACAAACACGTAAATGTGCCTGATCATCAGCTGGTTGCCATATTGTTAATTTTAATTAAATAACAAAAAAAAGAGTCACCTTTGGGAAGGCGACTCAAAGAAAGTTATTCTTAGTATCCAGTTCCCCAGGTATTCGATGGATTTCCATCATTTGGGCCAACTGGAATATAAATGCGTGTTCCGTTTACATCAGAGCCACCTAAGAAAACATAGCCATCTGCTACACGAACTGAATCATACTTAAAAGTAGAACCTTTCGGCCATACTCCGTATACAGGCGCTAACAAGCTTGGCGCACCGTTGCGAAGAACGATACCTTCACTAACACCGATAGTAAAAGTTTTTGCTGGCGTTGGTTTACTATTTTCCCATAGCTCAGCAATATCACCATCGTTTGCATAACCTAACAATTTACCACTATTTTCGATACGATACAAGTTTTTACGGCCATTTAGTTTTTGTGTAATGGTTCCAACCTGTGTCCATAAAGTATTAGCATTGATATGTTGTTCAATTGGCGCATCTGGATTTTTGTAGATTGTTGTAAAGCGAACGTGCTGCCCAACTTTGTATTTAGGTTGATTGGGCTTACCAGGGTTCACAATAACTTCACTACCGTCTTCTGGAAGCCCAGTTTGTAAATCTTGTGCAAACTGTGCCTTGCTAATCCCCCAAGATGCCAAATAGCCGTAAGGATCTGTGTGATTTCCACCTAAATTGTTTGTCACCCACAAATGAGTTTTTATGCCGTAACCTGTCGGATCGTCTAAATCAAACGTCACATTAATTTGACGTGCTAAATCACGTAATAAGTTAACGTAAGCTGCATAGTCTTTCTTAAACATAGCTTTTTTTGAAGTATTGGCTAATTCGACTTGTGCATGAGCATAAGGGTTTGCATCTCCTGCGCCCCAAGCTATACGACCGTTTTCCGCTACCTGAAGTACACGGCCCCCTCCACCTACAACATATTGCGTAAACGCTTCTTGTCGTTGCCAGTTGTTAAGCATGTTATTGGCTTCGTTTTCTACACCAGCGTCCATATTTGCAGTATCATGCGCAATGATGTATCGATTAACTGTTGATGGCCAACCTGCGTTAATATTTCCGCGGGTTTCTACTTGGTAAGCATCTACATTGATTGCGGGCATAAAAAATAGAGCGACAAGCGCTCCTACTAAAATTTTCTTTTTCATTTATTTGTCTCCTTTTTATCTGATAAACCAGGCGTTGTATGGTCTGTCACAATTCCTAAAATAGTTAATACAACAAACACTGCATTGACAACATCTAACAGCTGCTGATTAATCACATCAATTTGAAATTTATACCCAAAAGGGACTGCAACTACTTGAATAAGTAACAAAACTGCAGGAATAAGAGACAACCAGAATTGTTTATTTTTTATTCTTGATTTCCAATCAATCATTTTTATTTCCTCCAATTCCTCGAAAGAGGGTTTTATTTTGTTCTTCCAATCGACTAATGCGCACTTCATGGTTATTTAATCGGTCAACAGCCTGTTTTAGTTCTTTCATGCTATCTTCTAATTGAGAGAAGACATGATAGAATTTCATTAATGCGAAGATAATTCCGCTTAAAAATGTAATCACCGCTAACCATTGTTCTAGTGTTAAGTTCATCATGCACCTACTTTCTACTTACAATAAAACCGCCTAGCTTTCGCTAAACGGCTATATTTGTATTATTCATTAATTATGCTAACGATCCATCAGGCAATCTGTTAAGAATTGAAACAGAACCGCCATTTAAAGAACCTTCATTCGGGAAAGGATCTTTAGTCAGCCAAGAACCTTGTACATAAGTATTTCCATTGTGTGCACTACCAAACCGGATATCTTGTGGAGATCCCTCTACAATTGCCATGTAATTTTTAGCTGCTGATTGTGCGAATGACCATTGTGATACTGACAAGCTATTATTAAAATACGTATTTGAGATTAAATCGCCAAGCGTTCTAAAACCCATTGGCAAATCATAAATAACCGGCATATCATTACCAAATTTAGTATAATCCTTAACATTTATACGCATATTGAAAAATACCGTATTTCCTACTCTAAAGATGTCTACTTTACTTTCCGTTGCATTGATCGCATCTTTTGCTGCCTGAACTTTATTAGACAAATCCAAAGAAGTTCGTAAATAACGATAAACTTTGTTTTCTGTTAGTATATCTTCAGTCGATGCAATTTTTGTCCAATTAGTCCAGGTTGCAGGACTTCCTTGACGACTACGGGTATACGTTTCGCCTTTATAGATATAAGTTTGATTGATGAACGTATTATCTGCATATACAACAAGTACACCGTACACAGCCCCGTCATAAGGCCTATTAATTCCTGAAGCACCAAACACTGTGTAAATACCTTTATCTAAAATCTCATTCCAATTTTGCGCTTTAATTACTGTCTTTTTAGAAACTAATGCTCCATTTTCTATATCAGTTAAGTTTACAACACTGTCTGTAGTAGCCAAAATTTTGAACGGACTATTTTGAGAAGAATTAGGAGAAGTCGTTCTAAATGCAATTAAAGGTGTTGTTAACGAATTCATTCTAATTTCTTGATACATAGATCCTGCAGTGCCCGCAATGGCATGTTGATAAACATATAGAGCAGAATATTTAAATTCAGGTGGCAATTCTGCTTTGTCAGTCATTGTTCCCACAACTGTAGCATTTAGATAATAAAAACCAGCATAACCTGATAATTCTTTAAATGAAGTTACTCCCTTTGGCAAAGGCAGACCTGAACCATCATCATTAGTTAGCTTTTTATTTTGAATGTCAAGGTTTTCCGTCTTACTTAAAAATCTATTATCAGCTTCCTGTTTCGTATAGAAGTTTCCCTCTTTAAACTTTTCGAGAGCTGCATCAACTTCATCTGTTACTGTCTTCCCAATGGCTGAAATGCGACCTTCTGCATCTATCAATATATCTGTTATTTGTTTTTTTAGCGTATTTAAATCTACCTTGATCGCTTCAATAAGTTTTTCAACATTATCATAGTCAGTATTCATTTTATTTAGTGCAGCTTGATATGCTTCATTCAAAGATTTTACAAGTTTATTGTATTCAGTAATAATTGTTTCAGCTTCTTCGGCATCAATGTCAGCATTTCCTTTAACAATGATTTTAAAGTCTCCCGTAGTGTCTCTTTTCCCGTCTTTTTGAAACGAAAAATATGCCCTTTTGTACGTCCCTTCTACGCTAAACGCTGCACTAGGAAACGTGTATTCAAATGTTCCTTTTTGCAATCCAGCGTTATTGGAAGAAACGTTTTCAGAATCAAAAACTTTCACTTTTCCGCCTGCAGGTTCTCCCTCAAAGGTGATGATTCCACCCGATAAATCTGCTATCTCATCTCGTCGAGAAATTTTCACAGTAATTGTTTGCATTTTTTCATCGCCAACACGACCATAAATAATTGGTGGCATGATTGGATCCTTTGAAAAATCGAGATTTAATATCTTATTCGCCATCAAATCCCTCCTCTATGATATTTTCTTCTATTCTTGTTAGGCTTGTTTATTTTTTTTTCTAATTGTTCAATTTTTTCAATAAGCTGTTTATTAGTTAAACTGTTAAGCATCACTTGTTTATTCATATCTAAACTTAAATAGTGGTCTTCATTATGTTTAACACTTAAAAATGGTGAATATTGAGCAATTAGCCCAAGTTCTCTTTTATTAGAAGGCTGTTCTATTGGATTATTACTTTTATAGTTTTGCTTTCTATCAAATTCCACAAAGTTTAACTTTTTGGTTTCTTTGATACCATCAATCTTCGTATCTGTTATATTCTCCTTTAGCCGAACATCTGATTGATTTAGAATTGAAAAACCATTCATGTTTAAATTAGAGTAAAATCCTAAGTTAACATTGTTATTCACTGTAAATTTTGTACTAACACTAGTATTTACCAATGTTGAATTTTTTATTTCTCCAGATCCTCCAACATAACTTCCACCCATGTTTAAATTTGATATTTGAACCCCTGCGTCAAAAACTGTAAAATGTCTCGCAACATCGTTCCCTGAGACTTTTTTTGCTCCGACACTTGCTAACACTCCTGGTTCAGAATAAATATGGATTTCTTCTTTACCTAAAGAAGTAGAAAATGCTCTACCCAGACCTCCTAACTTATTTAAAGTGCCTTCTTTGTTAAATCGCACACCATCAGAATTTAGTTGCATCAATTCAATTTCTCTAGAATCATATATTGAAAATTTGTTAGCATCCATTGTTGATTTTAAAACATTATTATAGTAGTTCTTGATAGCTCCCTTTGACATTATAATTTTGTTATAGCCACTTTCACTTGTAATGTCACTACCTGTAATTGTCACACCTATAATATTAATAGCTCTCAATGTTCCTGTAGCCATCCTGTCTGCAACAATTAGCCCATTATTTGTCATTGCTAACTCATAGTTACCGTTATATCCAGTTGAGCTAAATCCCAGCCCTCCAACATTCCACCGCCAGACTTTTCTAGCAGTATTTATACTTGTCGTATCCATAATTAATAGTTCTTGAGGATCTGCAAGCGACGGATATATGAGCACATGACCTTTTCCTGGATTTTTGATAATATCAGATGCTTCTTTTTGCGCTTGTTCAAGCCAATCTATTTTGTCTGACAAATCATTAATATTTTCTTTTGAGTCTTCAATTACTTTAGCAAAATCAGTTCTCGCTTCACCTAATTCGATTGACTCATATTGATCTAAAGAAATATTCCACACAGTTTTTACAATTTGTGCCGTTGTATTAATGTTTAGTTGATTAAACGCAACCGTTACCCAATCACATAAATCTACAACCTCAAGGCTTTTAAGTTGTTCATCTGAGACGGAACTCGCTAAGTCTACATAACTAGCTTTTATACTTACACGAGGAATCCCCACATTATTAGACTTAATAAACGATTTAACCATGCCGCGTAAAGCTTCAACATCTTTTGGCTCTTTATCACTAAAATCAACCATTTGTATTCTACGTTCCGTATAATTACTGACATAGTCACTATCAATATATATTTCTGGTAGAGTGATTACTTTTTCATCATCGCCATTACCGATTTTAGCCCAGCCATATATTGAAGTATACGTACTTTCAATGGATTCCTCTTGATTAATATCTGTTAAATTTTTACCGTAGGCAATGACTACATTCGTATCGGTACCGGCTTTTGCTAACAAGCGAACTTGATTATTATTAAAAAGATATTCCCCACCGAAATTATCTAAAATTGAACCAGCGACACCACCTAAAACTTCTTGCGCATTTTTATATTTTGCGGGGTCTGTAAAATCAATTGAAGATGTAGTCCCCACATCACTGTAAAAAGTAAAATCACTTTTAGGCTCCATCTGACTTCTTAATTGATTCAATGCTGTTTGTGCCGAAATATTAGAGTATTTGGAACCAATTTTTACCATTGTGCGCAACAATTTATAGCGATAATGCTCACAGTAAACAGTGACAATCCCTTTGATTGGTTTTGTGATTTGTGCGATTTCAAATCGCTGACTTTTTGCGACTAATGTCGGTCCAGCATCTGCAACGACCCATCTTCCTACTTTAAGCTCGTGAAATAGTTTCCCTACCACTGGATACTGGAATGTCATATCATAAATACCATTACGTTCCCTTGTAGAAAGAGGATTTATTGCATCTTGTAAAGGACCTATGCCTAGGGAGTTCCAATTGTTATTTTTCTTATCATGTAAAATAATCGTGCTCATACGGCTAATGTCCTCCATTTTGGCTTAATTTTAAAATCAGTGATATAGGTATAATTGATAATGCTTTCGCCTGGGGGCAGAGTGATTGGGTTATAACCATCTGTATTTAAAAAGCAATATTTTGTGATATTAACGCCACCATCTTTATAAGCAATGCCTTCTTCGCAATCTAGCGTAATTTTTCCTGTTCCAGCTTCTTTTGCAATCCTGAATTGTTGGCCATTAATATAAATATTACTATCTTGTGTACTACTAGTTTTATTGAAAGTTATAATTGGCAGACTAAAAAAAGCTTCTGGATTCCTAATGCCACCTCCACTTTTTATATCTCTTTCATCATCACCATCAAGACGAAAAACGAACGGCTGGCACTTAAAAACAAAATCAACATCTAACCAACTTCTTGTTTTGTCTGCTGCATCTACTTTGCTGTAGCCTAGCGCTTTATAATAGTACTCGCTGTATTCACTAAAAATAAGTGGGGCATAATCTTTAGATAAATAAAGCCACGCAGCGATATCTCTTAACTGCGCAGCAATGGTTGTATCTGGTTGTTTATAAAGTCTTACCGGAAAGACTTTCTCAATGTCGTTATATTTTCCTTTATCGTATATGACATCGGAATTTCTTCCGTCAATTTCTGTAAACTGCAGAGCGGCCTCTGGAATAGTAAACGTCATTTCGTTTCTTATTCGCATAGAGAATTCATTCGATTTTTTTCCTCTAAATTGAAAATATGGATAATTCGTTAAATCCATTATAGCCGCCCCCTTGTTTGTCGTTCTGTGAGTGTTGCCAATTGTTGAGAAGTTTCTTCAATTGATTTCTCATTAGAAAGATCTGCATGTTCAATGTTTATATTTATTGTAGGATTGTATGTTTTCGCAAAGTTGCTATTATTTACAATTTGGCTACCCAAATTAGCAGCGCCCATCATATTTGTGTTTAATGCTAGTTCTGGACTAGTAAAGTTAAAATTTGAAAAAGCATTATCAAATGAGAGTGTATCCGCAATTTGATTAGCCATAGGCTTAATTGTTTTTTGGACAGATTTAAAACTCGCTTGTAAGCTTTCATTTAAACCACCCATAATCGCTTTACCAGCTGGAATTAAAAGTTTTCTATCGTAACTAATAGGACCTTTATGTTCTCGTATCCAATCACCAATACCACTGACAAACTCTTTCGTCGCTTCCCATGCATGCGTAAGCCCATCAGTGAAACTTTCCATAATTGCTCTACCAGCCGCAAATAGATCAAAATCCATAGCAGCTTTTACAGTTTCTTTTACACCTTCCCATATGTCTGATGCAATGCTTTTTGCTGTACTCCAAGCACTTTGCATTCCTTTTAATGTAGCATCTGCAAGATTGGCTACTGTTGATTTAGTATTTTCCCATTTTTCTGCAGTGGCTTGTTTTACACCTTCCCAAGTATCGGATGCCCACTGTTTCGCTCCACTCCATGCGCTTTTAGCCCATTCTAGAGCGTTCTTTGCAGATTCTGATACTGTAGTTTTTATTCCGTCCCATGTTTCGGCAGAAGTCTGCTTAACACTTTCCCAGGTGTCGGATGCCCACTGTTTCGCTCCGCTCCATGCGTTTTTAGCACCATCAAGCGCACTTTTTGCCAAATTTGAAATTGTACTAGTAATTGCATCCCACACTGTAGAAGCTATATTGCTAATCCCTTCCCATATATCACTTAAGAAGTTTTTTCCAGTTTCCCAAACTGTTTTTACAAAATTGACTACGCCTTCAACATATGAACCAATTATCTGTTGTATGCCGTCCCAGATCATACTACCGGCTTCTTTAATACTTTCCCAAATCATTGATAAGTCTTCCTTTAATTGTTCCCAATCACCAGTTATCAAATCAATCAAAAGTAGTATAGGGCCCATAATTACAGATTTAATCAATTCCCAAACGCCTTCCGCAGTCGTTTTAATTCCTTCCCATATACCAGTAATTGTTTCTGTGAAATTATTCCAGAGTTCTACAATGCCATCAACAATAATCATCACTGTTGGCCCTATCGTTTCCCAAATAGCGTTAAATACATCAACTGCAGACTGCCAAATACCTTTCAAAAATTCAACAGACGTATTAAATGCCGAAATAATTCCATCTAATAAACTTTGGAAAAATTCTGTTACACCGCTCCACAAATCTTTCACTGTTTCTATACTAGATTTAAAGATAGACGTTATATCTTCCCCTAGTTTTTTGAAAAAATCCATCGTACCCTTCCAGAGTTCTTTAACCGTTTTAACTGCAGAATCAAAAATATCTGTTATTCCTTCCCAAACTCCTTTGAAGAAATCGACCATACCTTCCCAAGCCTTTACAAGCCAGTCTGTAAAGGCCTTCCATGCTTTTTGACCAGATTTAGTTTTGGTTATCCAATAAACTAATCCAGCGATTAGCGCTGCTATGGCTCCAACTATTAAAAAAATCGGATTAATAGACATAACTGCATTAAACGCCGTTTGTATTCCTGTTCCAATTTTAGTAATTAAGTTCCAAGCTTTCTGTGCTTTAACTACTAGATTGATATATGTTTGCCAAGCTTTGTAATACAGAACAACGCCAGATATAGCGACACCTAAGGCTACTATTATCCCTTTAAAAACATCTGATGCAGTCGAACCGCTATCAATCCATTTTATAAAATCTTTAGCTTTTTCGGTTACTTTTAAAAAAGTATCTACTAGCAATATAACAGTATCTATTAAAGTCTCGGTAATAGAAGTGCTTGTTTCTCCTAGATTAAAACTACCAAAGAAATTGGCAACTGCTTCAACAGAATCGAACAAAATATCTTTCAAATTATTAAATGCAGCTCCTAATTTTTCCGGAACATCAACAGAACCCAGAATATCAAAAAAGTATTGAATATTTTCTAATACATCTAACACAACATCTTTCAAGGTAGTAAACACACTTGATAAGATATCAATTAAACTTGAACTTTCACTACTGTTCGATATTTCTCCCCAAAATCGTTGAAGAATATTTATTACATCATATACAATAAATCCTATTATTTTGAAAGCTTGATCGAATGTATCAGAAAATATTTTTATTATTGATTGATTATCAGCAAAAGCCTTTTTTATTGAATCAATAACAGGAATTAAGCCATCCATGGCTTTTGTAATCGCTGAAAACGTATTATTTACAATGCCTTTTAAGCTATTCAAATTAGCCGCAATACTTTTTCCAGAAACTTTCGTTACGATCTCATCAAATTTAGTTAACACATTTGCCATTCCGTTAGTTATGGAGTTTTTCAAGTTTGAAAAAGAAGTAGCTATACCTTCTGTAGTTTTTCGAGCGACTTCTTTTGTTCCACCTAAGCCATCTTGGATATCAATTAACCCTTGGTTGAACTGTTCAACGGTAACCTGACCACTTTGTAAGGCTTTGTACAAATCTTGTTGCGCAGATTTGCCTGTAAAGCCAAATTTTTCTGCTAACTTATCTAAGCCAAAACCCATGGTTTCTTGTAAAGTTGTGTATGAATCTAGGTCAACTTTACCAGTACGTAGAATTTTCATATATTGTTCTGTTCCACGTTGTGCTTTTTCACCACTAGAACCACTAGCAAGTAAAGCATTGTTTAAAGCAAGTGTACTGTCAGCCGCTAAATCGGCATCTTTAAAAACACTATACATTTGTTGCGTAGTGTCACTCACATCTTGCAATTTCGTTGGTAGCCCATCAATTCCTTCTTTCAACTTATTCGTTGCACGGGTAGCATCATCTGTACTAGCTCCCATAGCTGTTAAAACTTTAGGAAACTGGTTCAACTTGTCAAAACGTGTAACTGCTCCTTCAATTGAGCCTTTTAAAACATCAAATGCTGCACTGCCCAACTTAACGAGCCCCATCGCTTTGACCATGTCTCCAATGCCACGACTTGCTTTGGCGGACTTGCCTTCCAATTGGTCTAATTGATTATTTAGCCCTGTGACGTCCTTCCCATTCACATCGACATCAATTACTACACTTCCATCAGCCATCTTCTTCCTCCTCCCTTACGTAATTTGGTAATGCATAACGCCTTTGAAGTTCTCTCATTTGTTCCTTGTGTTCAGTGCTTTCTCCTTTTTGCGGTTTCCAGTTACGGATACTCTTAATTTTTTGAATAGGCGTGTCATCTGGCAACGTTTCTAGCAATACTTGGAATTCTTCCCAAGACAAACGGCCCTGTTCCTCAAATAAATTGATACCTATTTGTCGAAAAGAGGCATAAATGTATTTTGCATCTAATACAATGTCCATATCTTTACTGACTGGTTTCATTGGCATAACATTTCCTAATTCATCGGTTACCACTTCTGTTTTTTTACCAAAGACGAGATAGGTATCGTATAGTTCTCTGAACATCACAAACTGAGATATAATATCTAGTCCTACATCACCAACTAAAATCTTTATACAAGTCTCTACCTTGTCTGGAAGATTCATCCCATCATCAGACAGCACGTCGAAAACATCCAACACACGATCAAAAGCAAGATTTAGAGGATACTCTTTCTCTTCAAACTCAAAAAAAGAGGGCAGCGGATCGTTTAACCGCATTGCGCTCACCCTTTCTTGCTAACTTTTTTCAAGTACTTCTGTTTTAAACGTTGGGAATTTTTAGTTTGTTCCTCTTTGAATTCGTCCAATTGATCGGCAATCCCGTTGTATAAATCAAAGAAAGCGTTTAGCCATGCGTTGATGTCTGGAATATCCGCATACAACGTATCGAATGTCCCTTCACCTAACATGACGTCATACCCTTTTGCTAACAACTCTTTGTACGGCTCTAAGTCCAAGCTATCTGCATCTTCTTCATTGGGTCCTTCAATCGAATCTACTTCTTTTTCAAACGCTTCATAGTTTTTTTGTACCTCGATTAAATGTTCTGGTGAACTATCAAAGAAAAATTCATGTCCTGCTATAATAACCGGAAAACCCGTGCGTGCTACGTTAATCTCTAATGCTTTCATTTAATTACCTCCATAAAAAAGGACAGCCAAATAGCTGCCCTTATTTTCGTATTTATGCTTGATTATTAAGTGTTAAGGTATGTTGTGCTGTTTTCTTACCATCCTCTGTTTCGCCTTCGGTAACATAAGTACCAGCTGGTACCGTTTCTGTCCAAGTAATATTACCTGTTTCAGAGACAGCAAGGCCTTCTGTTACAGGCGTAATAGAATATTTTACTTTTTTATTTGTAGCATTTTCAGGCAAAACAGTTGCTGTGATTTGTCGGTTACCTGCAGTACCCGCATCTGCTGTGGATGTTTTAGGAGAAAACTCTAAACCAGTTACAGCAATTGGCGATGTTTTAAATGCCGGTACATTTACTTTTTCCCCGCCGTCTGCAAAACCTACTTGGTATGTTCCTGCTGGAACGTCGGTGTTTGGCTCAATTCCTGTAATTTCTAGAGGGCTTGGACTAGCCGGAACAATGACTTCCTCACCTTTATAAACAATATACTCTCTTGCCATTCTTATTCTCCTTTCTCCATTTCAATGATTACCCCAGTTTTCGTCGGAGTCATTTTACCGATTACTGGGGTTATGCTTTTGGGCTGATTTTTGGTAACGTATCGTATTTGATTGAGCAACCGAATTCTTCGTATGCTGTTGCATCACCAGAACCTGCCTTAATGCCTGTAACTGTTGCACGTCCCACATAAACATCACCATTGGTTTGTACGACTTTATGCCAAATTTTACGGCCATCACCTAATTTGTATTTTTTACTAGCAATTAATTGTTGTGCTGGGTCTTCAGCATCGTACATGCCTTCAGGTGTATACGTACCAGATACTGATACTACAGTCGTTTCAGGCGTTCCATCACCATCATAAAAGCCCGTATCATCTGTTTCTTCGTCTGAATCATCACCAATGGTTGAAATATATTTTGCTAGTCGCAACCATTCTGTATCTTCCGTAGGAGCTGTTTCTTTCCCTGGTGTATATTCAGCGATATAGTGTTCACGTTTCGCATTTTTTTCACGTGCAAACATTTGGATATCCATTTTTAATAACATTATTTTTCCCCCTTGAATGTGGTTAATTTTGCTTGAAAATCTAATAAAAAAACGAACCAACCTTGTTCATCTGCTTCATTGATGAAAGGTCTGTTCGTTATTGTTAAATTGTTATAATCAAAAGAGCTATCTTTACTTGGTAGTTCTTCAATATTTTCTAATATATCCGATAGCAGCCATAACGTATGCTCTATCTTACCACCGTCTTTTGATTTCATGGCAATTTCATAGTTTAACAACTCGTCTTTGATTCCGTCATAATATTCGGTTTCTACCTTACCGCCCGGTAATGGGTATATCACTAAACTTTCTAGTGCTGAAAGGTATCCTTTCCGGATATTTAACGGCAAATTAGGAATCTGGTTTATCTTTTCATTTAAACAATCAAGAAAATCCATTACTTAATACCCGCTCCTTTCAGAAAAGCCCGTTTCCATGAATTTAGATAAGCGCCTTTTGCTTTTAAATCCCATCTTGGCCCAGTACCTGGTGTGGTATATTTTTTTCCGTTCAAATAAAATTGACGTTTCGCGTATTTCGTGCCGTAAATAATCTTTTCACCATTGCTTGATAAATGAACGCTTTGCCTTAAAATATTATTCTTTCGTGGTACAAATTGGTTCATATCTGCCATCGCTTGATTACCTAACGCATATCTGCCTCGTCTCATTGCCTCGGGGCTTACTTTGGTTCGTACACCGCTTAAATTTACCTTAATCCCCATCAGACCACCTCAATTTCATACGAGTAGACATTATTCGAATAGGCTTCAATTACGGTATCAATTTTAGTGATCACGTGTTCCTTGCCATCGTAAATAACCAATGATTGTTCTTTGAAGTCAGGCAAAGGCGTAGTCAATTCCTGATAACAGAAAATCAATCCGTTATAAAGCAATTGTTTACCGCTTGATGAAAAGGTATATTGGCTTCCTCTGTCAATCCGGCAATACTCAATAAGAACTGGTTCCTTGTATACTGGCTTGTTCCAATCGCCCTCCCCTAAGTACTCTTTATACTCAAAGGAATCAACTAAGAACTTTTTGGGTGGCTTTGGCATTAGCATGACGAAACACCTCGATATAACAAACCTGTACCTTCCAGATACAAATAAACGTCTTCGGCAGTCAACGACTTACTTTCGTTATTTCCAGAAGGATTGTAGCGACTGGCATTAGAAATACTCGTACGGCCTGCTGAAAAGCTTTGAGGGGCATTGTTGATACTTTCATACGTATCCGCACCAACATCGACAAAATACATTATTTGCGCACACAGAGCGAGTTTAAACTGTTTCACTCTAAATTGCCTAGAATCTTTCGTTATATCATTGAACTGATAAAAGTAATTCGTTACATTATCAATTGCTGCGGTGGCTTTTACTAAATATTTGTCAAAGTTATCTTTATATTCATCTGTGGCGCCTGTAAGCTCTTTAAACTCTTCAAAATCAATATAGGACATCTTAGATTCCTCCTAAAAAAGAAGGAGACTAAGCTCCTTCTTCCATTTCAATAACTACCCCGCTTGTTGTCGGCGTTAGTTTACCAACTTTCGGGGCTACGCTTTTGGGGCAACACCTTTAATAATCGCTTTAGCATTTTTTTCAGGGATATATTTGCCATACTTACCTGCGGCTTGTAACGCTGTGCCTGCGAAATCTTCTGAATCCATAGCACGTGCTACTTGAATACCTACGCCAGCTACACCTACGTTATCAGCTGAAAAAATTGCTACCTCATTTGGTTGAAATTTTTCATCTGGTAACTCTTCTAAAACAAACCCTTTAAATTTGTATAAAGTTTGTTCATCAACATTAGCGGATGAATTTTTAGAAGTTGTTGCAAGTTTTGAATCAATTAATAAGTCGTAAACGTCTGAATTAACATAGGCAACCCATGCAACGTTTTGAGAAACATTGTTATTAACAAATTTCTTATGAGCATTAGAAAATAGTTTTGTAATACCAGCTTCATCTAATGTAGTGGTTAGTTCTTCACTTGCATTGTCAGATAATGCTTTACCTAACAAGTTATCCACATGTTGCGCCCAAGCAACACCATGCAAAGCTAAGCGCTCTGCTACAACTTGATCAGGAATATCATTTACAGTAAACTGATCGACACCTTCATGAATTGAAAGTGGCGCTTCATATTTAACTTGTTTATTGACTGATTTAACTTCTTTACGTTTACCAAAACGGCTTGAGCTGCCTGTCCCTGTTCCGAACCCTACATTTTCATCTGTCGAATATGCTTGAATTACAACGTCCGTATCTGTTACTTTCAAATCTAGAAATGTATCGTTTTGAGAGACTCCGTCTTTTGTCTGTAAAGTACCTCCGAAAGCACGTAAAAATACTGCTTTTTTAGCAAACAGTTCTGGCAAAATACCTGCATATTGTTTAGTGTAATATTTGATTGACATAATTTATTTCTCCTTCTTAAATATATTTTTCAACTGCCGCTGCAAACACGTCTGTGTTTCCTTTATCATTTTTAGGATTTCCAGGGTTAACAATTTGCGGCGTTGAAGCTGGGTCTTTATCGGTTTGAAACAAAAAGGCTTTATTTTCTTGTAGTCCCTTTAATTGTTCTTCAAAACCTTGTAAATTACCGTCGACAACTTTAATAGTGTCTTTATCTAGTTGACCAAGTAAGATTTCTTCATCAAGCGCATTCGCTTCTTTTAATGCTAATTTAATTGCGAAATCTTTTTGTTGTTCAGCTAACTGTTTTTCAGAATTATTTTTCGCCTCATCAAACTTTGTTTGTAAATCAGCTAATTTTTGCGTTAAATCATCGTTTCCTTGTGCTGATTCTTTTAAGGCCGTCAATTCTTCTTGGTTAGCTTCTAGTTCTTGCTTAGCGCTGTCACGTTCACTCTCTGCAGTAGCAACTTGCGCATTTAATTGCGTGACCGTCTTACCATGTAAAGCCATGATAGACTTCGCTGTTTCTTCCTCAATGCCTAATGCGATTAAATCCTCTTTTTTCATAAATCTGTTCCTCCTAAGTGTTTTTTGAGTGGCAACTCCCACTGTGAGCCGTCTTTTTGAGACTTCCGAGCAGGTCTAGGTATAAAATAAAAAGCCTAACGATAGTTAGACCTGTTTTCTTCTCTTTTTAAATATTCTTCGTAATCGGCATCCAATCGATCGTAGGGGTCTGAATCATTAAACACTTCATATTTCTTTTTACTTCTCGCATTTTGAACTACTTTTTTTCTACCTGTGTTTTTAGCTAATACATTTCTAGCAACTGGTTTTACACAATCCCCTAAATAAATTTCTTCAACAATATGTTCAACATTTAAATAATGCGGTCTATATACCATTTTAGAACCTCCTAAAAATCGTCATAGCGAAAATCTTTTAGTAGCGTATTTACCGGGGTGTAAACTTTTTCACGGGCATAATTTCTGCCTAAATACTCATTAGAATCTACTAGTTCTCGTAGTTTCGCTTGATTTGCTCTTACTTTCTGTTGCCATTGCTTGGCGTTGTCAGTCTGTCCTAATGCTTCAGAAACCATTTGATTCTTTTTGAACTTAACTATTTGGCGTTCCAGTTGCCGTTGACGCTTAGTCAATTGAGCAACTTTTTCATTTTCTTTTGTATCAACTTTCGGTTGATTGTTCGTGTTAACGCCAGGAATAAAAGGGATGTGTAAATGATTGCAGTTTACTCCCCGATGGCCTCCAGCGGTTCCATATTCAGCTTGCCAATAAGGATCGTAGATACTTTTATATTTGCTGCTACTTGGAACTATCCTACGTAAATCAACCACATGGCCTTGAATCTTTGAACAAGCTTTTCTAGCCCCCATATGGCTAGTAACAAGTACAGTATGAACGCCATATTCACTCATACGGTCTGTTCGCAGCTGGTTAAAGGTATTTCCTAGCGTTGACTTCAAAACAGTTCTAATGTATCTTTCCAAGCTCCATGTATGACCACCTTTATCTATAAAAGTGGACTTAATCCCTTTTTGCGCCCATTCTTGCAATGTACGTTCTAACGCTTCCTCAAACGTAAATAAGCCGCTGTTAAATGCAGCGACTGTCTTATTAATGATTTCATTGTACATTTGAGTGGTAACTGTTCCATAACCAAAGTTAGTGGATAACAACGTTTGATTTACATAGTTGTTAATATCAGACCAAACTTGGTCATGATAGGCTCTCATGATATTGTCTAAATCTGTTGGCATAGGCTTTGGGTCATACGGCAATTCTTTATCCAAGTCTTTTACAATCTTTTGCCCGGTACTTTCAAACATTCGCTCTATTTCGGATTCTGCAATTCCCGTTACTTGAGAAATAACTTTCGCTGTTTCTTTGTTAAATAAATGCAGTTCCTGTAACTTTTCCCTTTGCCAGTCTAATATATCACCGTTGCCATTTTTTAAATGCTTAGCAATGATTCGTATTAATTCACCCTCTAATGATTGATAGAGGTGTGACATGTTAGAGGACCATAAATCTAATTGATGAGGTGTAATCATTATTCCTCATCTCCTAGTTCATTTTCCGCCGATATTCTTTCTTGTTCTGGATAGTCCATTTCTAACGTTTCTGCTCTAATCTCGTAAACTATTTTTTTGGCCTCTTTTTCAGTCACACCCGCTAATTTCTGAATAGCGCTTAGCTTTGATGAAAGACCAGCTGTAACTAATTTAGAGTAATAATCAGCTTTGGCATCTTGAGATTGAAAAACACCGTCATCAAAATCTATATTAATGCCTAGTTCTTTTGAATATTTGAATAGATTAAATGCTGCGGCCAATTCGAATATAGTTGTAATTAATTCTTTTAATGCTTCTTCCACAATTAAGACATTATCTGAACGGGTAGAAAAAGTCTCAGAATTTTCGCTGATGATTTCCGTAGCTGTTTTGACTGATTGTCCATCAAAGCTAAATGTTCCACTTGAAAAACCGGTTTGTAATTCAACAATTCGTAAAATAAAATTGATTGTCTCAATAAATTCCTGTGACCGTAACGTAGGAACAAATTCACTAATAAAAGGATCGTCTGATTTCAACCGTTGATATACAGATGTCTTACTGTCAAATCGTTTTATAGGATTCCCTTTTTCATCATATCTAACTTTGAAGAAATGATCTGAAGCTAATATTTTTCTTCTCGCTTCTTCAACTTCATTCATAAATTCATCGTATTTTTCGTTAATATCAATCAATTGGCGCTTCGCGTTGTCAATAATACCTAAACTCAATGGACTATCGATATCTATGTTGTTTTTTCCAGCTAGTTTTATATAGACAAATAATGGTCGAGTAAATCCGACTAAAGCAGTCTCCTCTTTTAGTTCCTTGTACTTGTCTAATGTCGGTAATGGTACCCTAACACCTGTTTGAGATTGTTCTTCTGAACGATACAATTCGTTTCTGATATAGTAAGTGCTATTTTCCCACTCATGAAATTCTAAAAGTGTGTAATAAACATTTTTCTTACCTTCAGTTTGTTGTGTAATCGTAGCAATGGCTGCTTCAGATATATCATTAGTGTTGGACTGTAAAGGATAAAAAGTATCAGCTCGGCAAAAGGATATTTTTATTTTGTTTGTCTTTGTGTCTACATAGGGACGTAGGACAAGCCCTCCTATTGCATATCCTGCTTCCAGCTCTTCACCAAAGTTCTTACGAAACTTATTATCGTTAAAAACTGATTGTAAAAACTGGTCCGCTTCATCATCATCAATGCTTATCGCACAACCGTCATTAAAGACTAGCTTAGCTAATTTGCGAGAAACTACTTTTGATACATTTAATGAATGAAAAGCCCTGTGCATACGCATACCATCACTATTAACGTAGCTCACATCAGGAAACTTATTTTTATATATGCGTTTGTTGTCCATTATTCTATCGATTTCAGCAGTATTTACTCCGATTTTTGGATGATCTGTAATTCTATTAAGTGTTTCTACCATACCTATTTTTGCACCTCCAATCCTGAACATCGCTTTTAATTTGTCAAACATGTAAACACCTCTTTTCTAGGCGATATAGGTTTTATAAAAGTAATTATTACCATACCTTGCTTCATCAAGTGCATGATTATATTTATCTACGGGCAATCCATTATCGTTTCTCACATACATAGAGATTTCTTTTTCAAAATTATAGTGGTCAAATTCTTCTCCACATTCTAAAACTATAAATTGGCCACTTGTCATAGTATTTTGTAGTCGTTGTATACCGACTTCTATTTTTAAACCATTACTTGAAACTTTATCTTTCCTATTGTTATCAGCTTTATCGGTAATAATCCCTATTAAGTCAAGCTCAGAACGTAACGTTTTACAGGCAGGATCGACAAAGAAATAATTCCAGTGTGGCAAATGGTTCCATTTTGTATAACACCACTCAACAAATTGTTTAATCTCTTTTGCATAAATTGACATCGCTTTTGTTTCTCCCGTATCCGTTCCGCTATGATAGTAGTTTGCTAAACGATACAGATAAAATTTTCCATCATAGAAGGTGACAACCCAAAATGCACAGGTAGTTGCATCAGCTTGGCCACCATCAGCAGTAAAAAACGTTTCAATGATGTTTCCTTTTATTTCGGTTGCTTTGTTGTTCTTACCGAACATTGAGTAAATAACACCTTGTGGTAGCACTCTATGACCATACCAGTCACGTTCTAAAAGATATTCGCTACTTGATAACTCATCGTATAACTGCTGCTTTCTTGATTCACTTAAGATTGGATTATCATCTGGTATCCAGTGACGAAATAAAAAACGTCCTGATTTCTCAAAACGTTCTAACAATTCTAAATTAGGGTGATTCGGTGCTGGCGGATTCTGTTCACCTAAATGATAGCGCCATTCTGCAGCAAAAGTACGTCTAAAGCACTCATTAATAAAATCTTTATGCAGCAAGTTAAATTCTAAGAAAGTAACTGAGCCTAACGACATGCCCGTAATAGCACCAACCGAATTGATTTTACCTCCGCCTTTGTAATAAATCTTTTTTTCTCCGTTAGGTGCATATAAAAGCAAATGGTCCCCATGTTCATCATGTCGAATATCTGAAACGCCATCAAATATATGCATTAATCCTAAACCGTCACCGTCCATAAACATTCGGAAAGCTTGTTCTTGATTATAAGCAGTCACAAGATGGTTCTGGTCTGGTGAGCGTAAATAGAAGTCTGCCATTTTAAATATATCACTGGTGGTTTTTCCACTACGAGGAGTGCCTTCGTTTAATTCAAAGGTCACTTTGCTTGTGTTGAAATTAATGTTCGCCACTTGCTTATCACTAAAATTAATTACCATCGCTCACACCTCGTGATTTAACGTTGAGTAAAGCTTCTAACAATTCGTTAGCTCTTCCACCAGCTGTTAACTTATCAGCATTATTAGATGCGATTTTTGCATCAGCTTCTGCTTTTTCTGTTTGCGCATTTAACAATTGTAATTTAATGCCTCTAGTAACTAGTTCTTCCTGTTGTTTTATTGCTTTAGTTAACTGATTGCTAATTCGTGTTAAAGCATCTTCAATCGCTAAGATGTCATCTAACTTTCTAAATGTCTTACGAGTTATTTGTACATCTTTCAAAACTTCTCTTTTGACAGTAACCATTTTCCCATCAATTGCCGATGGCTCTTTAACTTTCCGAAGCTGTTGCAAACGTTCAACTTCTTCATCATTTAAGCCAGCCTCTGCATCTTTTATGCGTTTAAGCATTCTATATTGGCGAATTTTCAGGATTCTTATTTCTTCATCCAAAATAAAAAAAGGATCATCATTCATATTAGAATAGATGTTCTTTTCTTCGTCAGATAACATATCGGCAAATATTGTTTCATATTCGCCAGTTTTAATAGCGTTCTTATTACCTTTAGGAGGAGAACCTCCTTTGTTCCCTTTAGCATTTTTATTACCTGGAGGCGCTCCACCTTTATTGGTAACGTTACTATTCGATTTAGTAACGTTACCTTTTAATTCCTCCGCCCATTTATCAACAGATTTCCATTTCCTGATTTGAGAATCAGACACATTTAGTTCACTAGCTAATTCTTTAAGAACCTTTTTACCACCTGAATCTAGCCATATTTTTTTAGCTTCATCACGACGAGGGTCTCTTTTTCTAGCCATCCATTAACACCACCTCGCTTTTCGCTTCAATAGTTGAGTTTGTTTTCAATTATTTACAATCATAATTCTTTTAACTGACTTTCAATTTCAATTAAGTCTTTTAGGTCCTTAACTGTATTCAATTTAATCTGACCTGCTTTAAAGTTGCTTATCCATTGAGCCTTTGCAGCCCTGATAATCTTGTTGTTTTCTTCCGCAACCTTTTGCTTTTCTAAAGCTTGTTGAACTTCATAATCAAATGTTTCCATTGTAGAATACCTCGCACTATTATATAATGCTAAAAGACACGGAGGGTGTCGAAAATCCACGCGTGGGAATTCTCTGTGTCTTCGGGGTATTCGTATCTCGTTGAATTGAGGCAAGTGTTAGCGCACTTGTCTCTTTTTATTTAGCGTTTGGATAAGGTTTTGATAATTTAATGATTTTTTTACGTATCTTTTTATTTAGTGGCATTAAATACTTATGTTTACCTTTTGATTCATAAATGGAAGCTTTTGAATCCACATGTTTATGCAAAAATTCTAGCCTTTGAGACCCCGTCCCATACTTGGCATGAATAGATTTAGGATGTGTCTTTTTTCCATTAACAATGAAATAACGTTCTCCATCTGTCTTTCCAGTATATATCCAGTTTGTCGCTTGATAGATACCTCCATGATGGTTTTGGTCTGTATCTGCATAGCTTACTATTAATTGCATGCTTGGATTAAATTCTTTTAGGAACTTAATTGCTTTTGCCAAAATTTCTGATACAAACGACTTGTGATTGGTTAAAGCAACCCTAGTTAGTTCACAGCATTCTGTTTGTTTCAATCCATATGGGCTTCCTATGCATTTATTTGCACCTCTACTAAAAATTACTACTCCTATAAATTGGCCATCTTCCCATGCTCCTATTTTAATGAGCTTTCCAACAGGCACACTTTTGCTGTAATGAAAGTGCGTGCAAGCATACTTTGTAGCTTCATGAGTGGCCCAATCAACTTTCAACATCTCTTAAATCGAACTCCTCTCCACAACATGGGCATTTAACAAATTTCGGTTCAAGTTTCGTCAAATCCCCTTGGTCATCAATACTACCTGGTTCAAAATTTGGAATGTCAGCATCTTCAATTAAAATTTCTAATTCTTCGTTGTCAAACCCTGTTAACTCCAAATTATCTGCAGTTAGTTCATTAAGTAATTCTGTTAGTTTATCTTCATCCCAATTTCCAGAAATCTTATTTAAAGCTATGCTTAGAACTTTCTCTTTATCCAATGGTAAATCAACCACAGAAACCTCTATCTCATCAAATAGCCCCAATTCTTTTGCAACAGTAACGCGTTGATGTCCACCAACCAAGTTTCCTGTATTTTTATTAAAAATGGGAGGATCAACAAAGCCAAATTCTAAAATTGATTGTTTAAGTTTTTCATATTCTGCCATACCTGGATTCAATTTTACTCTTGGATTATATTCCGCCGGCCTTAAATCTGATAATTTCATTTTTTCAATATGCATTTTTTTACTCCTTCTTATATGTATAAAAAAAAGACCTCAACCGAGATCTTTTATATATTGTTTTATTTTTTGGTCAATTTCTTCAGTTTTGTCCGTTACTTTTATTGCAGTCCTCACTACATTATCACATCTAGGGCATTCAGCTTTAGCATACTCTGAATAATTTATTCTTGATAATGCTGTACGTATTAATTTAGCATCACTATCCATACAGTTAGTACAATATGGTCCATCTCCATGGTAAAAATAGACATTTCCACTCCAAATTAAATCAGATTTTATTATATCTGCTTGTTTTAAATCATTTATTTGATTCCGTAATTCTCTATTTTCTTCTTGAAGTTCATATACTTTTCCTTGAATATCTAAAAGAATACTTTTTAATTGTAAATCATTCGCTCCGCTTGCAAGATTTTTTGCATCAATAAACATTTCCTTAATATCTGAATATCCCATTCCTATCCCTCCATAAGAATATCATATCAGTCTTATAACATAAAATAAAGACTGCACTTTCACTGTGCAGTCTCAGATAGGAGGGAAAATCTTAATCGTCGTTCGTTCGTAAAGGTAGTTACATTTGACTTATTGACGATTTTTTTATTTAAGTAGCATAGCTACTTACTGGAATAACGAGACTCGAACTCATGACACTACGATTAACAGTCGTATGCTCTACCAACTGAGCTATATTCCATTAAAGTGTCCCTTGCAAACCTGTAGAAAAAAAGAGAAGGCTCTTCACCTCCCCTCTAAGAGAACGTATCAGTTTGCGAGTGATAGTGTGATCAGTGTTAGCAACGAGATAATATTTATTTTTGATTTCCTTACACTTCTCACACTACTAATTTACCATATTGACTACAGTTAAAATTCCCAACAAATTCCCATTACAATCCTAATTCTTCTGCGACTCTTTCAAAAAAAGCATTTCTTAATCGATAGGCTGTGTTTTTACTGATAAATAACTGTTGAGCTACCCCTAATAAAGTGAGTGTTGGCCTGTTTTTTAAGTAAAGCTCTTCAATGATTACCTGCGTCTGTTCATCCGATTCTGCTAGGCAACTTTGGATAATATTGCGGTTCCTTTCTAAATTCCACAATCGACGATCTGTAGCGATAGTAATAGCTAACCGTTCAGTCGTAGCCGAATTAGTCCCTTTGCCTTGAATATCGCCATTGATATCCGTTTCTTTATATGGATGTCGTAGTTCTAACTCTCGTTGCCGAATATAGTCATCGGTTTTATAATAGTCTCCTAAAATATCTTTGATATAGTTAAATGTTGACGTCCGCAACTAATCATCATCTCCTAATACTGTTATCGGTCTGCCATATTTTAAAATTTTCCATTCGCCATCTTTCATATTGGTTTTATTCATATGATTTCTTTCATCACAAGCTATTGTATAATTGAAAAATAAATCGGCTTGCTCTGCTCCATGTAAGTATTCAACATAAACGCCATCGACTTGCCTTCCTAAGATATAAACTTCTGGATAACTCATACACTGGAACCTCCTAAATATAGCCCTAATCCAAAAATAAACGAGCATGAAAGGAAATAAACGAGGTCACTGCTTGTTATGTCATTGCCATATATGAAATAGCTCACGGCTGCTTTTGCTACAAGAATCATTATTGCAATGCCACATCCTTTTTTAAATCCGATTCTGAAATTAGGTATCATTTATTCTTCCTCCCACTTCTCAACCGTACCTTTCACCCAATCAGCAATAACGGCTGCTTTTGCTTTGTCTTTAATAAATAGTGGGTCTTCTTCACCAATATGTCTAAAAACAGGCTTTTCAAAATTATTATTTATAAATCTAGCTAAATAGTGTTTATAAAAACTGTTGTTGGGAACGCTTATTACGTATCGTGGCTCTTTCTCGACTTCGTAGCCGTTTACCCAAGCTTGTTCCAGAATATGTTTGTTACTATCATTTTCAAACCAAATTACAATGTTTTGATGGTTTAAAAACTTTTCATTTATAATCTTATTCATCACATGCCACAAAGTAGTTTTATTTTCTTTTTTATATAATTCAATCCATTCCGCCACGAACTTCGGCACCACGACTTTTTTCGGTTCGTCTAGCTGTTTTGCTAAGCCAATCGCATTGTTATATGCGTTTTTTTCACCTCGTGAAAAAATAGTACGATCACCAATTTCTATATCACGATCTATATTTGCTCTAATTTCTTCTAACGTTTCTATCAATTCTTGTTTATTCATCGCTGTCCCTCCTATGGATATACATTTATTGCTTTGCCATAACAAGTAGAATCACATGCTTGATAAGTTAATTGCCACTTGTCGTTCATATCAATTTTTTTACCGCATTCTACACACCTGACATTTCCATCTTCGCTATATCCGTTTGCGATTAGCCACTTTTTTAATCGCTTATTTTTTTGGCGTTTATTCAACATGATTCCTCCACTTCGCTAAATCCACAAACTAATGAGTTCATGTTCCAAATGCCGCCGCCTTCAAGTGCAACTTTTCTTTTGTCTTTCTCAGGAAATTCAAGAATCAACCCTTTTCCTAATACTGATTTCACTACTAAGAATTGATTAGTATATTCGGGAATTGCTGTACCAATATATTTCACTTTGTCACCTTGTTTAATATCCATCAATAATCCTCCTACAACTGTTCATGTGTATCATAACCGCATTTTTTACAGTGTCCTGCCATTTCTATGTCAGTGGGATTAGATCCAGTAGGATAAGCATATACTTCATATTCGTGAATGCATGTATCTTGGTTTATCACTTGAACCTCATCCTTGAATAACCGATATTTATTCCCTTCATCATACACATGGTAGATTTCACCATTATTTGACACGCTGTCCACTTCAACTGCTTTATTTTTGTTTTTATCAATTACTTTCATTCTGCTTCCTCCTGTTCAATAGCCCACTGGCTAAAAGCTTGTAAGACTTCTGCTTGTTGCTTTGGATTCAATCTACAATAAGATATATCTACGCTCCTAAGCTCTTTTGAACCTATCCTTGTCTGCCATTCTCCAAGGAGAAAGACAGCGCACATTGGACTTGCGTTATCTTGTCCAACATTTTCTTTCAACCAATCCAGCACAATCTGCTGATTTTCGTTGAGTTCTGTAATACATATTATCGTTTTTAGCTCTCTTAACTCGTCCTCTGCTTCATAAGCCAATTTATCTGATTCCCAATAATTATGCCAAATACTCAATACTTCGTTTTTATCTACTAGTTCTTGTTTACTCATTCTGTTCCCTCCAATAATTCTGGATTTTCGTGGATATTGCCTAAAAGCTCGAATGATTCTTCATGCAATTGGACAGTAAGTGCCAACGTTGCCAAATCAACCCAATCATCACCGCTATTCCACCAGAATCCAAGATTTCCAAATTCTTTTGTTATCACTACTTTTTCTGCTGTCGCTTCGTTTTCAATAGCTCCGAGAGTTTCAGGATCATAATCCGTATAAAACCAATGAATGTTGACCACGTCTCCTTCAAAAATTTCAACTCCGTTATCATCTTTAAAGCCTGTTGCTTGCATGAGGATCGCATCTCCAAATTTAGCCCACGGATCATTAAGCGGATTTTCATATATATTTTTTTTGAATAGATCTACATATTCATCTTCAATGTGTAAAGTTGATACCTTCCACATCTCTTTACTACGTTTATCCCACGCTCTAAACTTTGGAATCATCTTCTTCACTCACTCTCTAAAATAATGACAGCTGTTCTGGTTCAGTAAATGAACTACTTGTTTTATTTTTCAGAAGTCCCATGGCTCCTCTTAGTATTTCTAATGTATTTTGCGCTTCTTTTTCTTTTGCTCTATTCAAAGCGTAAAACGGTGTAAACCATACGTCTGTTGCAGGTTCATTACTTAGTGCATTTTTTCTTTCAAATATCGCATCGATTCCTAACAAAGAACATTGGACATATGCCATTGAAAGTACATTTCCGTCGATGTCACCACACAACGCTCTCAAATTTCTTTGGTAGTTATAGCCTTTTTCTCGCATCACATTTGCTAAAGCAATGAGGGTAACACCGCCACCAATGCAAGGCTCATAAAAAACAACTGGCTTTCCATTTTTCAATTGTTCATCATTTTCGCTAAAATTCATTTCTGCCATTAAACGAGCTACATTGTATGGTGTAAAGAATTGCCCTGCATCTTTATTAGCGATTTCCAAAGTCATATACAATTCACCTAGTATATCAGTCGTAGTCTCTTCTAAAGCTTCAACTAGCAAAGCGAATAATTCATGGAACTTTTCTTGTTCTTCTTCGGTGTATTTCTCTTGAATAGACAGATACAACTTCTCTCTTTCTTCAAAATGCACTTTGTCAAAAACATTGGAAATACTGCATGCTGACATTTTGGTAAAGTCGAAAAACACTTCGTACATATTTCTTTTACCGCAAAGTTCTTTCATAAGTTTAGCCATCTTCTTTTGGTAAATATTCATAATTTCAAAGGAGTAAAGAATTCTTTGTGGTCGACCAAACCTCCACTCCTTCCTGATTATTTGATTAATACATAGAATCCATTTTTCTTTGCAACGTCTCCTCGAATTCCCAAATGGCCTTCCAACTCTTCAAAGGTCCTTTTTGTAATTTTAGAAAGTTGCGTATCATAACCCAAATTTCTAAGTGTCACGTATTCATCTGGTGTTAATTGGTCTAAATCTATTGCCACAATTGGCGGAAAACGTTCAGCAGACGGTTTAAATGTCACACTAGTTAATTTCATATTTTTTTACCTCACAATTTTACCGCTTTATTTTTCGATTTAAGGCGTTTTAAATCATTTATGATTAATTACCCTAAACTAATTATTAAATTTAACTGTTGTTAAATTACGCCGTAAAAACAACAAATTATTTCTTATTCATCCAAGACTGATTGCTCTTAGTTTTCTTTTCAGTTTTTTCTTGAACTGATTCTTCTTTCACTTTTTCAAGTAATTGTTTTGGCTTTTCTGGTGGAATTACAACGTTTACGCCCTTTCCACCTGCCACTTCTGCAGCAAGATTCGCTAATTCATCGTCTGTAAAATGCATCGCCTGCTTAATTTGATTAGTGATGTTACCGTCTTTATCCAGATACCCAGCACATTTCACTACTTTTACTTTTTCCACGTGATCACCTACTCTATTTTTAATGTACTGCTTCAATTTTCGTATGCCTTTGCCTCGGTCTTGTCCTTTAGGTACTACCCAAGTGCCATTTATCCCAAAGTAATCAATGACACCTACAGGCGTTTCAATCGCAAATTGGCAACTATCTTCGAAGTATTCAAAGGGATAGCCTAGCTCATAAATATTCTTCATTGCCTCTGTACTCATGAATTGCACATGAGATTTTCTTTTGTTTTTTAATTCTTGTGTTGGGTACTTTGTCATTATTTCTTTCCACCCCAAACCTTACAAATCGGATTCTTTGACGAATACTCCGTTTACCATTTCCCCTTGCCGATTTTTAATTTCGCTGTATGCTTGATTTAAGCATTCGTATAAGTCCATGTTATTTTGCATAGCGAGAATAATTAACGTCACAACCACATCACCTATACCATCTCTTAGATCATTTTCATTATTTCTTGCCAATGCAGCGCCAACTTCTCCGACTTCCTCAATCACTTTTAACATTTGCTTTTCTGGCTCTGCTTTATCTAAATGCTTTTCTTTCGCCCATTCTTCTACTAATTTAACTAATTCGTTCATCATTTCCCCTCCATGTACTCTTTTATTTGTCTATCAAGTTCCGCTTGCTCTTCTGGCGATAGCTTTTCTTCTTGCTGGTTATTTGGTTCTTTTGCCCATCCTGGTAAACTTTCAGTCCTAACATTTTGACGTTGGTAAGTCGCTCGTTGTTGGCCACGTTCTTTTTCATTCTTGATTTCAAATTTTAGTTTTTCAAACTGAGCTCTTAGCTTAGAAGCACTTCTAATGTTTCCAAACCAGAATGAATTTGTCGGTAACCAATCAAGAACATAGTCAATTGCTGCAATAGTTTGTTGATCTCGTTCTTCGATTAACCTGAACGTATCAGCCCACTTTTCAATATTGGCTCTTTTCATTTCACTTGGAAAATCATTGATTAAATTATTTTTTAACTTTTCAGCAAGGCGTAAATGTTCGTTAGAATATTTACGAGAAGGTTTTGAATCTTCTTTTTCTATCTCTAACTCTTTCTCTAACTCTATCTCTGGTGTAGATTTGTCCGGACATTTGTTACCCTTTTTTTGGACATTTGTCCGGACGTTTGTAGTTACATTTGTCACATCATTAAGCAACAGACTGTCTTTTTCTTTCTTGATTTGTTGTCTATAATCCCTTTTTCTATCTGCTTCTGTTGAAGATTTTCCAATAAAATTTTGGATATCTAACATATAAATTGCTCCATTATCTAAAACCTCAATGAGCTCTAAATCTCTAAAAACCTGTATTGCTTTTTCGACATCTCCAACGCTATGCCTCGTCACTTGTGATAGCATTGTTGAGTTGAATGGTATCCTTTCGTTAAACATTAGGCGCCCTTCATATTTCAAACTTCTTAAATAAAGTTTTAATAAGATATTGGAATAGATATAACCATCGGGCATACTTTCTAGCACAATCATTTCATCACTATCGAAAAAATTATCTTTGAGTTTGAGATAGTAATATTTTTTATTGTCTGCCATGTTTACCCTCCAATGTGTAATTTCTTGATTGTATCTTGATTTAATTTAATTCCTTTAACATGATATTTTTTCTTAAATGCTGTAATACCAATGTTGTGTTTTTCTGTGTGATGGCATCGGCACAAACCAGCGTAAGTGTATTCTGTGTGGTCCACACTTTTTCTTTTCCGCCGACCTAGAGCTTTATCGAAATGGTCAATGTCTGCACCAGTTTTGCCACATATGCAGCAAACTCTGTTAGTGATGCATTTGTAAAAGTAATATTCCTGATTAGCAGGTAAAATATCGTACCCATTGCGAAATGGAATATTATTTTCAAAGATGAAATTCAAGATAATGTTCGCTAAAATGGTTGCATCGTCCATTGTGTTCGTTGAGTCGTTTCTGAGGCTAATTTCATAGCCTTGTAACGCTTCAAACCTGAGATAGAACATTTCCTTTAACACTTCCGTTTCTTGCCCTGTGAAAGAGAATATATCCTCTAGCATTGCAAAGATAAATCGACGTTGGGCAACACTAAATTTTCTCGGATCAATAAATCTTATTTCAACTTCTCTTGGCCCTGTATAATCAAAATACATGGTTTTTAATCGTTCAATATTTATTGCTTCGTTTATTACTGCTGTTATTGAGTTGTTTTTCAAACTCTTAATAACAGCAGAATAAACATTGTTCAGGTTCATTCAATCACTTCCACTTGAATCCCGTTATTAATAATAAAATTGTTTAGAGCAACTAACTTTTGATGCTCTGCTGTTAGTCTTAACGTAACTGTTTTCTCTTGTTGTTTTTTGCTGGTTTTTGGCGCTTTTTCCGTGATGATTTCACCTGTCGCAGTGTCAACCGTTTTATTGTTGATTGTTTCAGTTTTCAAAGCAGCCATGGCTTCGTCGTGTTCTCTTTTTGCTCTTTCACGTTCTTCTTGTTCTTTTTTTAAAGCAACGGCTGAATCGATTTCTTTTATCAGTTCTGGTGCAGTAGACCCTTTATCGATTAATGCGACCCAAGAAAACGAGTCAAGACCAACTGCCTTAGCATAATTTTCAACAATGAGCTTATCGTTTTTTATACGTTCTTTTTCAGATGCAACTGCTACCATCGATGCCGCTATTTCCTCAATAGTTTTCTTATTTGGTTCACCTTTAACTGTGAAAGCTGTTTTATTAGTCCACGAACTAGGAATTTCAATTTCGTCAATGGATACATTGTAGTTTTCAGACATTTCAGCAATCACTTTTTGAAGCTTTTTGCTTCGTTTCTGCTTCTCTGCTTCTTCGTATGATTTGATGCTTTCGTTAATTTCTGAACTAACTTCACTTATTTTTTCAGTATATTTTTTTATTTTTTCCTCAAAATCTTTTAACGGCTTATCATATTGATTTTTAACTTCTTTACGTTGATCATCTAGCAACGTTACAACTTTATTTAAGTCTGCTCTTGCTTTTTTAGCTTCAGGAATGTTTTCATCTGTGAAAATCATTGTTGAATAGTGCTTAACTGCGCTCTCAACCATCTCAGCCAGCTGCACTTCGTTTTGAATGGTAATTTCACTGGCTTTAAAATCAACACTAAACTGCAATTCTGTTGTTAATTCGTTTGTCATTAGTTTTGCCCCCATGTAATGTTTTCTTCTGGTTGTGGTTGGAATTGTTGTATCCATTGCTTCAGAACTTCCATAGCTTTCTTGAACATGCTAGCTGGCATATTTTCATTGACATCTACATTCAATTCTTTACTTAGCTCATTCCGCACATAGTCAAGTTCAGAATTCGATAACTCAGAAAGTTGTCGGATATGATCGTTTAACGTAGCTAACTGTTTACCGCTAATCAAATCAACTTTTGAAGTATCGCTGTTCTTTTCAGCTGCTGTTTGGCCATCATCGTCTTTATCTGCAGCAATTCCAAAAGCAGCAGACAAAGAGTAACGTCTTGCATAAGTTGTTAAGCTTCCTAGCCCTTGCGGATTGGTGCCACTGTTTGGAAATTCAAAAGGTCCATGAATGATATATTGACCGCTAACATGAGTAATAATTGTTGTGACTTTTAACGCATTATTCTCATTGACGACATTTTGTTGAAAATCAATTCCGCTTTCGGATTCTTGTGCAGCTTTTCTAATTGCTTCTTCAATCGCTTTTAGAGTTGCATATTGGAAATTCATTGGACCTTTTTTCGTTGTATAGGCAACTTCTGCGTCAAATCTTGGTTGAATTAATTTGCTTTTTAGCTTATACATCCCATCAAACAATTCTTTTAAATTTTCGCTGTTCTCGTTCATTTATTCCCCTTCTTTCAGTAATGAAATAACTTTTTGAAGTCCTTCGATTAATTCAACTTGATTAAAATAAGCACTTTCATCTAAACTCTCGAATACTGTTCTAACTTCTTCATCTTCGCTATCTTGGTAAACAGCAACATGATTATTAATAGCATCCTTTTCAAAAATCAGTGATCCATAAGGTGAATGATTATCAATTAAGACAATTCTTTGCATTGAATCCACTTCCACTCTCATGCTATAATTCTCCTATCAATTAATTTTGTTTGTGACTTTTTGCTTGCCGGCGGAAGTCACTTTTTTGTTTCTTGGATAAATAACGCTTCTGGAAATACTGCCTTATTTATCGCAGTGTCTGGATATTTTTCTTTAAGCTTTTGAAATACCAGGGCTTTCGTATCCTCAACCACGTAAATTTTCAAACTATCTTTTCCTACTGCTTTAAACATCTAAATTCCCTTCTCTCTTTTTGTTGCATAATGTATATTTGATTTTTTTGTTGCTGGTACCATAAATCAGCAAGTTTTTTCGTTTGTTCTAATTTGTCTTTTCTTGTCATTTCTTAACCTCTCTATCTTCAAGTGCCAGATCATAAAACAGTGTCCAAATGATGAATAAGCCGATATATACATTTTGGATAATCGGATTAAACTTTCCGCCTACTAGCAGTCCTAGTCCGAATACGATTAGCAATACTGCAATTCTTCTTAAGTTATAAATTTTTCTCATTTCATTTCTCCTTAAATATGCATTCTATTTTGAATCTCTAAGTATCTTAAAAATTCGAGTTCTTTTTCAATTTGATATGCTTTTCCTTCGGTCAGTTGTTCTGATTGTCTAAGCGCTGCTCTATCATCTTGTAGCTGTTTACGCTCTTTTTTGATTTGGTTGAGTATCCAGCTTTCTTGTTCAGTTGTATAAGCCATAATATTCTCCTTACGCAATGTCGTTTAAGTCAAAGCTCATTTGTCTTACAACTGTTTTTGTGGCTGTAGACGGCTCCCAGTCATTGATATACTCAATTACCATTGGATAATGTTTTTCTCTTAATTGTGAGCGGGTACCCACACCTGTGATTTGCTTAATACCTGAATTAATATCTTTGTAAAGCTTGCCACGCTGTTCCTTTGTGATTTTTCCAAATCCTCTTGCAACTTCTGCTACTCGTTGATGAACTCGACGTGATAAGTAGCCATAATCATCTGCACCGATTTTTTGATTGTCTTTTAAGTCGGCTACTTCTTTTTCAATTACATCTACACGCTCATTTGTTTCTTCATTTGCTGATAAAGCAAGCATCGCCAATTGTCTTTGCGAGGTTGGAAGTTTAGGCTGTTGAATTTCTTTTTCCATTTGATTAAAAGCTTCAATGTATTTCAATTTAAATTGCAAAGCTTTTTGACCTGTGAATCCCATTGCTAATAATGTAAATCCGTCACGGTTCATAATTACTTGGCGATATGATTGTTTGTTTTGTGGATGAATGTAAGTGTCTTCGTAAAATAAGTCTGTCCAATTTTGGACACCCTCTTTCAAATTATCCAAGTCACGCAAAACATGTTGGTGATTTTTACTAAACGTTTCAGCAACTTGTAAACTACTTGTTACCGCTTGTTTGTCTTTCATTATTACTAAATTGTTCATTTGGTTTACTTCCTTTCTGGTATAATTATTTTGAAAGCGAGGTGAAACTATTATGAAATTGAATCCTGACTGTGTAAGAGATTTATTGCTGGAGATTGAACAAAGTACAGATTCTAACAAAATGTACTCCTATTCTCCGCAGGATGAATATTTGAAAAAATATGATAAAAATACAGTGTACTATCATTTCAGACAAGCCGCTCTAAGCGAATTATTGTACAATCCAGAGTTTGACATGTCAGGAGACTTTTACTGCGTTGACCTTTCGCCAAAAGGTCATCAATTTTTGAATGATATTCGTTCCGAAAATAATTGGAAAAAAACTAAAGAAATTGCCGCTAATGTAGGTAGCTTTTCTCTTGACGCATTATCAAATATTGCTACCAGCGTAATTACCAATCTTATAAGTGGCAAGTTAACCCCTTAATGTCTACCATCATTCTCAATTGAAGTTCAGCTATATTAGTTGAACTTCTTTCTAAATTTAAATCTGTTACACCTAAAAGTTGAAAATCATCTAATAATATCTTGCCATCTGAAAAAGATACTCTGTTGAACGTCTGTTTTTTCTTTCTTTGTTGTTTTTTCGCTCCTCTTTGATATGGAAATTTTTTATTCATTTGATCCTCCAAGTTTAGTTTTCTTCTTTAATTAAATTACTCTTTCGCATTTATGTTATTCATGTTCTGCCTCCTTAGTTATTTTGTTTGTATTTGTTGCATTCCCCATATTTACAAGTTTTAGTTAGCTTCTTTCTGATAATTGTTACCTTCACTTTTCTTAGATTCACTTTTACTTTTTATTTTACAAACATGTTGTATGCCAGTACGTCGCGTTAAAACATCAGCAAAAGCTTGTGCCAATAAATCGATATCTACTTTTTCTGACGACTTTTGATTCATATCACACTTCCCTCCTCCTTTGTTGACATTCGGGAACTCAACGATTAAAAAAAATAGATATTCTAGATTCTGGCATTTCTAATGCTGTTGCTATTTTTGCTAGTTCATCAACTCCCAATGAAACTGCACCATTTTCACGTTTTGTATACATACTTCTGGTCCAACCTAATTTTTTTGCTAATTCTTCTTGCGAATAACCCTTAGCAATCCTTTCAGCCTTTAAACGATTGAGTTCAAATTCCATATTAATAATTCCCTCCTTGATTTTTATTCATCCATGAATGTGCTTTAATGATATATCGACAATTCCCGATTGTCAACTAATTGTGCCGAATTAGAACATTTTTTGTTGACTATTGGGAACTTTATTAGTATTATTCTCTTAGGAGGTGAATAATTTGAGAACAAACGATGAGATCATGACATTAATTACAGATTTGCGCAAACAGAAAAAAATGACATCCACTGAATTAGCAGAAAAAGTAGGGATAGCTAAGTCCGCAATGTCACGTTACGAAAATAGAACAAGACAATTCCCTGTTAATAAGATATCTGATTTTGCCAAAGCTTTAGAAACAAGTCCAGAATACCTATTAGGATTTGAAGAAGAACCCCTCTCTCAAATATTAACGAAAATAAATGAAACCTCAGCTAAGTTAGAAACTAAAAGACAAAAAAATGTATTAATATTTGCCGAGAAAGAATTAGATAAGCAAAACTTTGAAACGGAATCACGCAATAGAAAAGTTGTTCCATTGGTCGGAAAGACCGCAGCAAATCCTGCAGTTCTAGAATATGGAGATATAGACGTTGAACAGCATTCTTTCGCACACGTACCGGAAGGAGCAGATTGTGCTATTAATATTCAGGGAGATTCAATGGAACCGCTAATTAAAGATGGAAGCATTGTTTTTTATAAAAAACAATGTGATGTTGAAAATGGTGAAATTGCAATCGTAGAAATTGATAATGATGGTGTTACATGTAAGAAAGTAATTAAAGACTACTCAAATAAACAAATTATTTTGAGATCAATCAATACCAAATATGAAGATAGAATTTTAGAAAATGAAAAAATTAGAATTATTGGAAAAGTTATATTATAGAACTTTTGTATTAGACTTAAAAGTATTCTATTAAAGACCAATCTGTTTAAAAAAATAATTTATAGAAGAATAGTTCGTGGTTAGCTAAGAAATAAATATAAATTTTAACCCTCGGACTTTTCTTCTTACAAAAAAAGAACATACATTCTCTAAGGAGGGATATTATGAATAAATATGAAGTAGAAAAAAGACTTTGCGAAGAGTTAAATATTGAATATATTAACTTAAGTTTACGTACAGGACCTAGTCATAGATTTACTGAAAAAGAATACCAAGAACTTAAATCTGATTATGCTCAGTTATTTTTACAATTAAACAAGCTTAATGTTGAGAAAGACCAAGAGTAGTTTTTAAATAAGATAGGGGGATTCGTTTATGCTAAAGAGAGCAGCGTTATACATTAGGGTTTCTACTGATCAACAAGCAAAACACGGGGATAGTTTAGACGCACAAATAGCTACTTTAAAAGATTATGTAAGTACTCAAGACAATTTGACAATCATTGACACGTATATTGATGACGGCATTTCAGGACAAAAATTGTACCGCGATGAATTTCAACGCTTATTAGAAGATATAAAAAAGAACAGAATAGATATTATTTTGTTTACCAAATTAGATCGATGGTTTAGAAATTTACGTCATTACTTAAATATTCAAGAAATATTAGATAATTCTGGCGTAACATGGCTTGCCGTTTCACAACCATTTTTCAATACTGATACTGCTTATGGGCGTTCCTTTGTTAATCAGTCAATGAGTTTTGCTGAATTAGAAGCACAAATGGCATCTGAACGTATCAAAGCAGTATTTGAAAACAAAATTAGAAAGGGAGAAGTGGTAACTGGTAGCGTTCCTTTTGGTTATAAAATCTGTGATAAGAAGTTAATACCTAACGAAAATGCACCTATAGCAAAAGACATTTTTAAACATTATTCTATTCACAACAGTATACGCCTAACTGTTGAATATCTATTCAATGAATATGATATTACAAGAAGTTCTCGAACAATCAAGCACATGTTAAGGAATAGAAAATATATAGGTGAAGTTTCTGGTAACAAAAATTATTGTCCTCCCATAGTAGATAAGGAAACCTTTGAGAAGGTTCAAAATCTATTAGATAAAAATATTTCATCTATAGCAAAACGTACTTATATCTTTTCAGGACTGGTAGTATGTAGTTGTTGCGGTAAAAAAATGACTGGACGTTATCGAAAAAGAAAATATATTAAAAAAGATGGCACAGTGATGTATTATACAAAAAAAGTATACCGTTGTAACGGAAACACTTATAAAAGAAATAAATGCCCAAATAAGATAAATATAGCTGAAGAGATACTTGAAGAGTATTTATTAAACAACATTAAAGCAGACGCGGAAAACTTTGAAGCTAAACAGAAGAAAATAGCAGTTTCTGCTCCTGAAAAAAACAATAATTCAAAAATACTAAAGAAAATAGAACGGTTAAAAAAAGCGTATCTTAATGAGGTTATAAGTTTAGACGAATATAAGAAAGATAGAAAAGAGCTTGAACAGATGATGATTCAAGTCAAGCCTAAGGAAACTATAGTATTTAAATCAAATTGGTTTAACAAAAATATAGAAAGTACTTATCGTGATTTCGATGAAGAAGAAAAAAGATTTGTTTGGAGATCAGTACTTAAAAACTTAATTGTAGACCCTCATAGCAAAATAACAATTAATTTTTTAACAAAAAATTAG